TAGCACACATTACTAATAATGCTGCTACAGGTAAACAAATTAACGCTGAAGTGGTGAAAAATAATACTAAGCCATAAGAAACAAGACACAATAAAGTAAAGAATGTAACAATATATGGCCAAATCGAAGAAACTACAGATCCTAGGAAAGGTCGCCACTGATTGGTGCATAACAAAGTATTTACGCGAGCAAACACAGCATTATGAATCACACCATCAGTCAACTTACGAGCCCCCTCCACAAATACTGTTTGTACTTCATGAGACCGCCTGGCTACACATCTAGTCATCGCACCTAGATTCAGATTTTGCCCTGGTCTCCAATTGCGAATAGATTCCATAATATTATGGTATTCCCCAGGCGTCTGATTAGACAAAACAATATCAATCCGTGCTTCCTCTGAAGTAGGTGGATTCTCCGTATTCAACTCTGCTTGTTCCATAAGCTCAGTCAAATTAACAGTCCCTGTTCCGCCAAATCGACTAGCAACAGAATAAGGTACAACATGTTGAATGGTATCCCACTGCTTCTTAACAATTGATAATGCACTGCGACAATGTACAAATACATTATGGCAAAAGGCCAATACCATTGGTGATCGATACAATTGAGCAAATGATAAAGCCTTAGCATACAAATAGGCCATACGATTCTTAGCTGAATTAAGTAATTGGTTATTACCTGCTACACAACATAGTCTTGTAATGGCTTGTAACGGAGGAACCATCAGTACACCATTTACAGTCCTAGGACGTGAACAATAACCACTAGAAACACCATTTTGTGCTTCTTCATACTTAATGGGAATATTGTGTAATTTTACAAATTGAGCAAAGCGCTTCATGTCATCACTACTAATAGATAATACTCCATCATCTCCCTCAGCTATGGAAAGAGGAGGGGTCTGACGAAACAATTCGTCATAATTTCTAGAAGTGATCTGAGACATAAAAGTAGTGATCAAGACCAAATTCCACAATGTATTCATAGGCGAAGTTTGGGGAGTACCTGAACGACGTTGCGCATGAAAATCACGATATGTAAAAGTACTAGCCTTATAAGTAATATCTGCTTTACACCATGCAACCAGATCGGACACAATAAAACCCAAAACATTAGGTAACGCCTCTTCCATACAGTCAGTCTCAACATCGATAAAACTCGAATTAAGAAAATTATCAAAGGCTGACCAATCCAACCTAAGAACCGAGTTAGGAAACTCACGCTTCAGAAAACTCACTTCACCATCGAGCGTCAAATGTTTGGTAGTTCTACCACGCACAGCGCGCATCATATGGTCCATCAATGGACTAAATACCAAAGATAATATCGCTCTCCTGACTACATCTGGACAAACAATTATCCGGGATACTAAAGTATCATCAGGATCATTCTCCAGCTTAAACTTAGTGAACACCGTCTGAACATCTGATTGTTCATAACTAGCTGGCATGGTGAGATAATGATTATCTAAACACTGAAGCTTGGTCTTATGTAACCAAAGATCTTTAATAATACCGGCTTGAGCTTCCTCCCCATTTAAAATCCTCGCAAAACAAGGAGCGAGAAATAACATAACGGGACGAACTTGTGCTGTAGCCCTGGCTACTGCATCAGGCATCCTAGCTAGAAATTCCTCAACTGTTAACGGTTCATTATTCAGGATGGCACGAAAGGTCTTGATAAAATTATCTTGTGCTAATCGCGTCATCTCCTCTGACATTTGCGGCACTCTCTGCAACCGTTTAGCAATAGTAGCCTCAATAGCAGGCTCACCTATCACAGACGGCTGCATAGGAGCCATGCCAGGTATATGTACCAAGTGTGTTACAACATACTGAGATATAGGCTCATGTACAGCGGTAATGCGACAAGCAACATCTTGTGTAAACCGCTGAATCATTTGATAAGTAGGCTCTAATCCAAAAGAATAATACCCTTCAGCTGCGGGCATCATTCTACCTAATGTCTTAAATATCCCAGTACTCACTGCCGACGCCGTAGTCTTCCACAAGTCATCCCAAAACGGTTTGGCATACTCACCACCTAGTAACAAGTACGTAGTCACTATATACCACTCATACACAGATGTATTATTCAGCGACTCAGTTTTACGTACACTATGCCACATAGCATATGCCTCAATAACCGCTAACAAAGTAGCTTGAAACATACCAGACGCATGATACTTACGAGATACACAATGTCTCAAGAAATATGGATCAATTGCGACTTCCCCCACATCATGACGTGCCAATTCCACATTATTCCACCCTCGCTTAATCAAATCCACATGGAAATAATCGAGACGATAAGGATAACCTTCCACTACATTATAAATATGTAACTCAGGATTCCTAAAGAATGACTGCTGATTCTCAGATCTAACGTAGTGAAATTCAAGGATAGTATTAGGCATTAAACTAAACAACCCAACGGAAGTATAGGCACAATCAAACAACTTGCATTTATCAAGTTCAACCCCGAAAAAGCAACACGCTTCCGGATACTCATGTGTGGGATCATCACGACGCACTTTCTCGTGCTTTGAGTCAACAACTGCTCTCTCATTAGGCCGTATGGTATGTAATTTGTGAGTATTAACATCCTTCTCCTTAGGTGCTTCTATCTTCAATGTACTAGATGATGTACCTGGTGCTTCTACAGGTTGTTCAAAGAGATCACCTATAGATGGCATATCGTCGGCCACATCAGGTGATTTAACTCTGATCTCCTTCTCTTTCAGTTTACCAGTCGAAGTACTTGCACGGAATCCCCAGCCAAAATGATCAAATAACAAATCTTGCATTTCAAAGCCGTCATCCATAGCAGATAATAAAGCACCATACAACTCCTTAAAATCATGGGCATCAACATCATGGAAAGGTTCTACTGAAGTAATATAATTGATCAAACTATCAGGTG